TGCCGTCGTGAAACATACTAAGCTTTTGAGAGTAGAAGCCTTAGACATGGAAATGGAAGTAGAAAAGCTATTATAACAGATGTATCTATTAACTCACATAGAAAGATACGTAGTCTATCAATGTTTGAAAGAACCTAAGCTATGGCGTAATGCAAAGCCATGGTGGTTCTCAAGTAAGGAAGGCGAACAGATTGCATGGTCTGCTATGAGATATAGAAAGGCAGAAGGCAAGTGGCCCCATGCTAAAGCTTGTATTGATAAGATAGACTATAAGCGAAATAGATTACAACCACAAGATATCTTACAGTTTATTAGAGTAGATAGTGTAGATGATGAGACCGTTAAGGGCTTATTAGATACTTTCACTATTGGTGGTAAACTTTGGGATATCGCTATTAGACACCATCAAAAACCTATAGATCCTGATGCATGGAAGAAGCTACAAACTATAGCTGACGAGTTAAAGAGAGAGCCTCTCGTTACAATAGAACAAATTAGAATAGTAGACTATATGTGGGGCCGATGGAATAAACTAAAGACCAAGAACGAGTATAAACAAGACAGGTATAGAAAAGCTATGCTAAGATTAATTAAAAATAATAACAGAATAAATGAATGAAGATTTAGAATTTACTCCAGAAATGGAGTTCTTTAGAGACATAAACAACTATGTACTCATTAACAATGATATCTGCCGCAAACAATGTAATCAGCCAGATCAATTAAATCCTACACCAGTTACAAAGTCTATGTTTAAGACTAAGTTTGGGTTTAGTGAAGAAGATTGGTTAAGCTTACCAGAATTTGACGGTTGGACTAACGAACCAGAACACTTTAGCTATAGAGAATGTGTAGCAGGTAAATGGAACCTGTATCATAGAATTGATATACCTACAGAACCAGGAGATTGGTCTACTCTTAGAAAACTATGGCATCATACCTATGGTAAGAATAGTGTAGAAGAAGATCAAACTGAAGAACTATATGACTATCATACTGTAATGTTAAAGTGGCCTAAACAAATACAACAAGCACGTATCCTATATTCACATACACAAGGTACGGCTAAGTCAGCAGTTGCAAGAGTAGAACAGGAGATTTTTAAGGCTAACTATACTAAACTTAGAGATTCAGAACTATCAGGAGACTTTAACATGTTATATTGTAGAAGTCTATTAATCCACTTAGATGAACCGCACTTTAGTCAACCTGCAAGTATGCAAAGAAAACTAAGAGATATGATTACTTCAACTACTATGAATATGAGAAAGATGAAGACAGACCATATCCCTGTACCGTTTTATGGTAAGTTCTTGTTTACTACTAATGATTCTGACTTTATGCCTATTGAACCAGGTGATAGAAGATATTGGAATAGAGAAGTTCCACCTATTAAAGAAGAAGATAAAGATCCTAAGTTTTTAGAGAAGTGTATCGCAGAAATACCACACTACTTACATTACCTCCTGAATGAGCGAGAGATGAAACATAAAGAACCAGCTGATGTCACGTTCTGGTTACCATACGAATCTATCTCTAATACTAATGCTTTTCAAAAAATGGTACTTGATAGTCAAGAAGATTGGGAAACAGTTGCAACGGAAATTTTAGAAAACTGGTTTTATGCACATCCTAAAGATTTGGAAGTCACGTTTACTATTAAACAATTGTTGGAGAAGGTGGCAGATGGTTTAGGTTTGAGAGTCAAAGAACTGTCAGCACGTCAATTTAGTATTTGGCTTAGAGACAAGCATGGATTAGAGCAACCTGAAAAAACTACTAGGCCTGGGAAACAGGATAAGCTGCTAGGAGCAATGATAGATAGGAAGCCAGGAAAGTGGTGGAAAGCGCAACGGTTACAATTTCAATCAAGCCAGGACCTATTATTTAGTCCAAAAGCTTAAAAATGTGTAACTGTAACCGAACGAATAGGCTGAGTTACAAACTGAGTTACAGCCTAAAATGGATGATTGGAGAACATAGAGGTTGGTTTGGAGGGTTTTGTAACTTAGTAACTATAATCCCTATATATATTACCCAAACCGATACTCTATACTCTTGTAAGCAAAAAGCCCAGTTACTGGGTTACAGTTACAAATTGTAAACAACAAACGAAAACAAATATATAACCTATACTAAACTAATGAAAAAAAGAGGACCAAAGGAAGGATTCCAATGTGCGATACACGTACCTAAGATCCTAATAGAAATTGAAGATCAACTTAACTGTAGAGAGAAACTCTTTTGTGCCTTAATATATTCTATATACAAGGCAACACCCCGACACCTCAGAAGCGCTGACGATATGTGGCACATGGCCGATAACGATTTTAGAAATGTATTGGGTTGGAGTGCAGGTAAAACCGATGAAGATAAATTCTTACAGAATATTAGAAAGGTATTTAGGTTAGCACATGCTGGTGGCTATTGGAGAATACAATGGTCCCAAGCTTGTTTAGACTATGAGCCTACAAAGAGCGGCAATGGACCCGCTTGGTGGTGGACTTATTTACAAGACCCACATGCAGTTGCAATCTGGTATTACATAATAGCAAAGCAAACACAAGGTCCGATGACAAGCGATTGGTATGAAGGCCAAGACTTAGTAGAGTTCTATAGGGAACCAGTACTCAGAAGAACTGAATATAACCTTATGAAGTTTCAGAAAAAATTATACGACGATGTATTGTAGTTTACCACTTAGAGATTTCAGAGAATATAAGGAATTAACGGGAGAACAGCAGGGACATGTACAGGCCTTGCTGTGGGATTATTATAGACTTGCATGGCATGAAGTATGTAAAGACTATGTACACATTGGCGACTGCCCTGACCAATTAGAGATGATGGCACAGGACATAGCTGAGTTGGCCCTTCGAGATGAATTCGAAGTATGTCAATTAATAAAAGATACTATAGATAATAGTGAACAACTTTCTTACCAAAAACTACGACGAAATCGTAAAGATGGCGGGCAGAATCTGTAAAGGTTCTCATGAGTCAGTAGATGTAGCACACCATTGTATAGCAAGTTTCCTTGAGCATAAGCGAGCTCAGGAACTTGTTGACAAGGGCGAGGCTATGAAGTTCTTAAGTGGTATGATATGGCGTAGTTATTTCAGTTCTACCTCACCCTATCACAAACTATACCGTCAAAGCGGTAGAGTACATGAACTATATGAGAGAACCTTAGACAAAGAGGCTAATGTAGAGTATGATCTAGATATTGATCTAACTATCGAAGCAATACAAGGTCTCTTAGAAGAGATGGAAGCAGAAGGTGTCGAACAATGGTTCAGAGCCACTCTGTTTAAGATGTGGATAGAAGAACCTAACTACTCTGAATTAAATAGATTAACGAGTATACCAAGAACCTCAATCTCACAAGCGGTAAAAGAATGCCGCCTTTATATACAACAAACCCTAAAAAAGAGAGGAATAGAATGATTACATTAATTACAATTATTGGCGCTGCTAGCTTTGGTGCCATGCTACAAAACTTCGAAGGCTATCAGTGGCTCCTAAAGAAGTTAGGACTCGAAGATCAAAAACCATTCTCATGTACACTATGCATGACATTCTGGTTAACGATAGGATATTGGATAGCCGTTACAGAATCGGTGTCTGCTATATTTCTAGCTGCAGCCAGTTCTGTTCTTGCAGAATTCATAGACAGAAAATTAAACAATTATTAAGATGACTAAACCACATTACGAATTTTTAAAGAAGAATCAGGTACACTTAGGTAATACTAAGACACCTAAAGAAATAGTGCAATACTTCTATCATATCTATAATGAGATAACAGGAGAAGCAAAAGCCATTAGTGGCTGCGGTCGTTGCGTATTAAACGTAAAGAAGCGATTAAAAATAGAAATAGAAAATTATGAAAAGTTATAACGTATATCGTACAGCTAAAGGTAACCTAACCTTTAAACTACAAGAGGAGTTGGCCTATACTATCAGAGCCAAGTCACAGAAGATGGCAGATGAAATGCTAAAAGAATTAAAAAATATAGAGAAATTAGATGTTTAAACCCGGACAAAGCGGTAATCCTAATGGTAGAAAAAAGGGAGTACCTAACAAACAGACTAAGGAAATTAGAGAAGCCTATCAACGTCTAACAGAACAGAACCTAACTAACATGTCGGATTGGTTACAACAAGTAGCCACTGAAGATCCTGCTAAAGCGATGGATCTAATGCTTAGACTATCAGAATACATTATACCTAAACTTGCAAGACAAGAGCATGTAGGTAACGATGGTGAAGACTTGTTTAAGAATGTAAAGTTTCAATTTGGTCCTGATGTTAATGATGACGAAAATAGAATAGAAGAATGATATACGAAGGTTTCACACCTCACCAAAAACAACGAGAACTAATCAATGGTATCTTACAGTCACCTGCTAAATATCATATCGCCTCAATAGGTCGACAGTTTGGTAAATCCCTAATGGGTATTAATCTCGCCCTTTATTGGGGGATTAATCATGGTCCTGTAAAAATACTTTGGGTGTCACCAGTATACTCACAGGCAACTAAGGTCCATAAAGAATTGATGCAAGCGATAGGTGGTAGCGGTATAGTTAAGAATAACAACTATAGCTCTAACGAAATAGAACTCAAAAACGGTTCGATTATTATGTTCCGTTCAGCAGAGCGCTATGATAACATTCGTGGTCTTACACTGGACTATGCAATCATTGACGAGGCAGCCTTTATAAAGGACGATGCTTATGCAGAGGCTATTAAACCTACACTACTTGTACGTGGTAAGAAGATCCTGTTTATCTCTACACCTAAGGGTAAGAATTGGTTTTATAACTTATATCAACTTGGGTTATCAGACGACCATACTAATTACAGGTCTTACGCTGGTTCGAGTTATGATACACCTTTCATTGCAGCCGAAGAAATAGAAGATGCTAAGAGAACAATACCACCTAATGTATTTAAACAAGAATACTTAGCACAGTTTATAGATAGTGGTGGTGAAGTCTTTCAGGATATAGATCGTCATACATTTGAAACATATCCGAGTCCAGTCGGTAAGGTATATTGTGGTATTGACCTTGGTAAACAGGAGGATTATACTGTCGCTACATTCATGGACTCACAAGGTAGAGTAATAGACATCTATAGAAATAATAGACAAGAGTGGAATACGATGACACAGGAGATGTTAGTCCTAATCCGCAAATACAATGCAACTGTAATGGTCGAAGTTAACTCGATAGGTGATGTAATCTTTGAACAAATCAAAAGGGCTTGGGCAGATACACATCCCTTTGTTACCTCATCAAAGACTAAGAACGAGATTATAGAAGGTCTTATCTTAGACTTTAATAATGCAGTGTGTCAGATACCTTCTAAAGGCTTGTTTCCTGCACTGTATAATGAACTAACAGTATTTACTTATGAATATAACCCAAAGACTCGTAACATTAGATACGGTCATCCTAGTGGTTTACATGACGATACAGTTATCTCATTAGCACTGTGTAATTATAATAGAAAACAAAACAAGTCACTTGGTACGTACGCCGTAATGGGCCGTAGGTAATTCAAATAAATATATTATTATATTTCTAGATAGTATGGCAAAGATTAATGTTAACGATAAGAGTTACTCAATACCTAAAAGGTTAACCACTCAACAGTGGATGGCGGTAATGTCTTATGACTTTGAGGATCCTAAGTTCTATCCACAGATTGTAGCAGCCGTTACAGGTATACCGTTACAGTTAATAGCTAAAGCACCAAAAGAAGCCTTAGTACTTGCAATCTCCCTGATAGTAGCAAAGCTAAATGAAAGAAAGGAATGTAAGATGAAAGCAAGTGATGATCTATCGTTTGGCGAGTTTGTCGACATGGATATCTGGTTAAACCTTGGTACGAACTTACACTTGGAGGATATGATCAAACTACTCGAAGTAAATACACGTTATGCAGATGAAGCCCTATGGGCAATTGACAAGTTTGCAGAATATCGTATCTTTACTTATAGACAATATAAACTCTTATTTGGTATTAATGATATCGATATAGAAGGTAACGACCACACACACTTAGAAAGATTACATCTTGCTAGAAGTTGGTATAGAGTAATCGTTGGCTTAGCAAAAGACGATGTACTTAAATTAGATGAGGTTACAGAACAACCTCTTAAAAAGATTCTTAACTTTATGGCTCTACAAAAAGAGAGAGCTCTAGAAGAAGAACAAAAAAGATTAGAACAAAAGAGAAAGTATGACTTACAAAGACGTAGTAGATAGTGTAGCCCAAGCGGTTAAAGAACATCGTATCCTTAGAGACTTCGGGTATGGAGCTATCACAGATATTAAAACAGTAGCGACTGATAGCACTAGTCCTCACACAGTAGACTATCCTTACATATACCTTAACCCTACACAGGGAAGTCGTAATGGCCAGACTATAACTTATAGATGGAAC